ACTGCCAGCCGAACTGGGCGGGCCAGAGGAGGAACCTGAAGAGGACGCTGAAGTGGTGGCAGAGGCTGAAGTGGTGGCTGGTGAGGAGGAGGCTCCCAAGGAGGAGGAAGTTCCCAAGCCGAAGAAGAAGGCCAAGAAGAAGGCTGTTCCCAAGGTAGAGGAGGAGCCTGAAGTGGTGGAGGAAGTCAAGGAGGAGGTTCCAGTAGAGGTGGAAGCTAAGGATGGCGAAGGACAGGCTTGAATTTGGGTATAAGAACCTATAATATAAATGCACGTTATGGACGAAGTAAATAAGTTCGACGCGGCGCAGCAGCAGGTAAATGTATTGTTCCAAGCGGCACAAACGGCCCTGCTTCCTGCGAGAGATCATCAAGTAGTAACCGAATCAGCACGGTCTTTAATAGCTTTTGTAGAAGAGTTTAAGAAGGCCGAAAACGGGGGTGGCGATGTTAGTATCGCAATGCCCGAAGAAAAACAGGGGTAATTCCCTCACATGCCCACCCTAAATCACCTATGCGAATTTCGCTCGACGATATTAAAATTCTTAGTGCAACGGTGGTTGGGGTGGGTAATCATTTTGTTGAGCACATTGACATTGGTGTCAAGCTGCTCATTAGTGTGGTGACGCTGGCATATGTTGGCGTCAAGTTTTATAGGTTGTTAACAGAAAAGGATAAAAAATAGATATGCCAGAAGAAAAGAAACCTACCAGCATGATGAAGTCCAAGACAACTTGGGCGGCTATAACGGGAGTTGTCGGCGGTATTGCCGGGTACTTCACAGGGGAACTGGAGCTTGGTGCGGCAATCAATGTGATTATCACCAGCGTCTTAGCCTTGTTCCTGCGTCACGGGATTAAGAAGGCCGAGGTAGCAGCTACTGAAGATTAAGTGGGATTCCTTTTGGCAATATTGAGGGCAATTCCCGCATTGAGGGGATTGGCTGATACTATTGAGAAGGTGTTTAGGAGGGCGGAGGCCCAGAAAAGGCGTGAAGACAAGTTGACCATATTGACTCGGCTATTGCTGATGCAATCGCTCATCCTAGTGAGCGGGTGCGTGGTGACGAAGCTGGACACGTCGAGAAGCCTGATAGAGACACATCCTAAAGGATTCAAGGACGCTGTTAATGCTAGCCCCGAGGCGCGTCTTTTTGTTAAGGACGCGGAGAATAAAAATGGCATCACCAAGCAAACCAAGTGATTTTTCAAACCTAGTCCTCACATCGTCAGCGACGTTATGCGACAGGTTCAAGGCCGTGCTGCTCAGCCTGCCCAGCAAGCTGTATGATTTAGCCAACTATGTGTTGGATGCAGACGGGAACCCATCCATAAACTTTGCCAAGGATTTAATGGCCAACACAGGAATGTGGTCTATTGGGGACATCAAGACCACGGCGGCTCAATTCAGCACTCCAGACGGATGGCTTGAGTGCGACGGGGATATTAGAAACAGAACGGGTATTAGCCAAGACGGGCTTGATTACTCTGACCTATATGCAGCAATAGGAACCAGTTATGGAACGGGCGACGGTGTAGACACCTTTAATCTGCCAGACATGCGGGCGCAGGTTATGGTTGGTTACAACTACAGCCAAGGCCAGCTGGCGGGTTATTCGACTTATGCCATGGGAGAGAGAAAGGGGGAGGAAGTTTTTGTGATGAAGGAAGAGAACCTTCCAGCGCACAATCATGTTCACCCACAAGCGGTTGGGATGAAGATTTGGCATGACGGCCAGCATGAAAGTTGGATGAAGAGTAAAAGAAGGGATCATTTTGGCCGCGACGACGCTTATGCAGGTGTGTCTCATTTTGAGCAACTGTTACAAGAGGTTGGGGAAACTAATCCTACGGGGGTTTCCACCGTACAGCCGAGTGTGGCGTTTCGGTTCCTAATTTTCACGGGGGTGTTTAAAACAACAACATAAAATGCCTAGGTTGCCAAAGTTCAAGGACTTTCACATAAGCCCGTTAACTGGGCCCATGAACTCCAGAACGCCCCTTGATCTCTTACCCCAGAAGCAATTCAGACATGTAAAGAACTTTAGGGTTGATGGTGCTGGCAGGTTAAGAAGGGGTGCGGGTTTTAAACCCCTGTTCGATGATGGAAACTATGGCCTGTGCTATATAGATGATAGCATAAATTCTTCTTACACGACAAAGGCGACATGTGAGGCCAACAGCGGAACATGGAGCATTAAAAACAACACCGATCTTCACGACCAGCTTGGTTCAAAGGAAGACCCGACTAATTCAATTAATGAGCCAATCACGATGCTGTATGAATTTGAAAGTGGCGGTGGTTCCAGAAAGCTCGTTGCTGCGTCGAAGAGCAGGATATACGCATTAAGCCAAAGGACTAGGAACTGGACTATCATTGGTGACAACGGTGGTTCTGGTTACGGAGAGGGTATTTCGACTGACTACACCACGACTAAATTCAAGGCAGCTCAGCTGGGCAACAACATAGTATTCACAAACAACTACAACGAACCGCTGTATTGGTTTTTTGACACCAAACCAGATCGTGCAGATAAAAATCTGGTTCAAACAATACCAGACCTAGTTAAGCTAAAGATCACAAAGGCCCAAGAAATAGTTGAGTACAAGGGGTTTCTGTTCTTGGGCAACCTAGAGGAAAACTATGCCCAGCAGATAGCCAAGGTTCAGTGGTCTGATTTCGTAGACGCCACAAGTTACTATCCGTCCTTGGCATCACTTTCTGGCCAGCAGACAGTGGGTGATATAGGAGAGGCCATAATAGGAATGGCTGTTCTTGGTGATCACCTTATGATTTACAAGGAGAGGAGTATATGGAGGTGTTCATTGGTCAGCTCTGCCAACCTGTTTGTATTCAAGCAGGTTTATCAGGGGGAGAACACCCCGTATTACGAGGACACCTTGGTTACGGTTGGAGACGCTCATTTCTTTATGGCAGAGGCTGGTGTATATAGGCTAACCATTTCAGATGTTCGGCCCATACTTATAGATTGGATGCACAACGCATCCGGGATTATCTTTAACAAGGGTGAGATTATAACAAGAGAAGATGACTCAGCAGGTGTGTGTATCATATCTGGTGCTACGAACCCCGACTACAAAACCAAGGCGACATGTGAGGCTGCTAGCGGTACATGGTCTCCGATACAGGGCGGCATAAAAGATAACAAGGTTGTTCAGGAAGGCACCATTGCGGCTCTTGCCCCGTGCCCAGCACGAGCACCAACAATCGACACACATCCTGTCAATGTTTCCAATATAAACACAAATCCATGTGACGCCTCAAGTTACACCAAAACAATTACATTTACAGTTGAGGCCGAAGGAAGGGAGCCCTTTAGTTATCAGTGGAAAAAGAAGAACTCCTCGCAGACGGCAGCTCAAGCTGTTTCGATTTCAGGGGCAACTAAGAAGACATTTGTAATAACTAACCCCGAGTCTTCTGATGTTAAGGATTTTGCCAACGCGGATGATTTCCAATACGGGGTTGTTGTTACTAATGAAGACGGAACTGTGACCAGCAATTTTGCAACAACAACACTTGCGTCTGGATCATACAGTAATTCACCAGATTTCACCCTTCAACCCGAGGATGTGACGGAGGTAATTGGGGGGGATGCCGTTCTGGAGGCTAGATGGTGCACCGCATCGGCGGAGATAAATCAAGCTGGTGGTGCTTCAGGTACGCAATGGTTAAAGAGCACAGATGATGGGGACACCTATGCGGCTGTTGCTTTAAACGCGGTAGCGCACGTAGTCGAAAGTGGTCTGCAGCCCCCAGACGGGTCAACTGCTGGGTATTACCACAGTAAGCTGACCGTGAAAAATCTGACGTTTGTTGAGCCACCCGGTGATGCATTGAAGTATAAGATTAATGTTGTGAACCCAGCGGGGAATACCGACTCTGATGTTGCAACCATTACGGTTATTAAAGCTGCTACCGATGATGCCCCGGGCGGAAACTTAACCCTTTTTGCGCAGCACAATTACTACAGAGATGTAAGGGTTGACGAAACCGTTGGTTTCGAAATAAAAAGAGAGGGTGGCGTCATAGTTCAAAGCGCCCCCGGGCTTGCAAACAATCATGTTGTTAGGGACGGAAACACAAAGGCGTACTATATACGACACGAACCCCTAACGATTTATGTGGTTGGCGGAACCCCTCCATATACGTTTGCTTGGTATAAGAACATAGACCTCTCTGGTGCTGAGTTAACTGCGGCCCGGACGCAAGGCAGTGGGGTTGCTGTCAGCGTTAAGGCAATGGGCTGGAAGATGGCTATAGGCGACATTATGAAGTGGTATGTCTCCCCCAACATGGCGGTGCTCACACTAACTGCGGCAGTAGACGTTGGTGACACGACATTAACGGGTGATTTAACCGGGGCAGACCTGCCTGCCCCAACAGGAAGCCCCGCACAAGGGCTGCAAAGCTACATGTATTGGAACCCAGTACACGAGCATCGTATTTCCCCGTTCTCCGACTCAACCTGTGACACAACCTCGTTTAACGTGGCCAGCTGTATCACGACAGTTGACAGTAAGATTGTAACTTGCCCGAATCAAGTTTCAATACCCATAACAGAGAGTCAATATGTTATTGGCACAGGACTTGTGGATGAAACTTATATAGTCTCCGTGGATGTAGACACCGACGCAAACGGCGAAGCCGAGCCCGGCACAACGGCACTTGAATTGAGCAAGGCCGCCGAGGCGGCGGGTTCTGTTACCCTGTCGTTCACTAAGACCACGGTGACTTGTGACTCCAGTTCCTTTATAAAGGTTGGTCAGCCTGTTAGCGGAGAGGTGATTGAGGATAATGATGTAACCGTTGTTGCGGTTACTGTTGCCGGGGCGGTGACCTCCTTCGAGCTAAGTGCGCCAACCACACCTTATTATGATAACGATGTCGACGCTTGGGTAATATTTAAAAACAATATTGAGTTAACCTTTACCCCTGTAAGGGGTAGGGATTATCTCATTAAGACCTCTTCCACGAAATTTGACAACGACACGAGTAAAATGTCATACAAGTGGGGGGATAAGGACACTGCTGATAAAACGAATACGGTCGGTATTGGAAGTGTGTATAGATGCTTGATAACGGACAGTGCTGGAGCCTCCGGGCTTTCAGGAATTTTTTATACTAACTATAGGACTTGGAGCAGCTAATGGGCCAGAATAAACATAAGATTCCGATCTCGGGTTACAACCCGAAAACCAAGGAGCTGTTTTTTTCTTGGAGCTCGAGCCAGTCCACAAGTGATCTTCCTGATAGAACCGTAGTGTACAATCTGGAATATGGGCACGCCAGTTATATAGACCACGGCTTTACGGCCATGATTAATTATCAGTCTTACAACCAAATGTCGATTGGGGATTTTCTTGTTGAGACCATAGTGGATGATCACGATGTAAGCATATGTCCCTGTGACGATTCTTTGGATGATATCATGCAGGGCAGTCCCTATGTTTTGGGAAGGACTGATCTTACCTCTGAGTTCCCAAGCCTGTGGAACGAGGATGAGGATGTTGACACTGATGCGGATAGCGACAGTCTGTGTTCTAAACTGGGTGATTCCAACTTCGAGACTTTTTGTGAAGGGGGGACAGAGGGAAGCACTTTCGTAATGGCAAGTGCCGAAGATTACTTCCTTAAGGAGTATGATACGGAATATTATAACAGGGATATTTATACGCCTGTGGCGGGCAGCACGCCCCATTATGTTTCTTCAGGGTTTGAAAGTATACTGGAGTCTGGGGCGTTACACTTTGACACGGATGACGAGAAGATGCTTCAGCGCATTACACTGGAGTATTCGGGTGTGACAACCGACTTGGTGACGGCGGCTATGAAGTTTGGCAAGGCAAATCAGCCTGACCTGCTTTTGTCTGGTTCAAGCTACACAACCCTGACGGGGGTGGAGTTGCTGAATTACCAGTCCAGTGCTGCCACATCAGACATCGAGGGGAACCTGATAAGCCCTGATGACAAGGCTTATTTCAACAATTACACTAGAGGCAGATATCTTGGGTATCAACTCAAGCTGACTGGCGATGGGCCAGCCATATTATCTAGGCTCACTTTGAGCACCAGATTATCAGAGAAATAATGGCAACTAACATACAGATACAGAGGATGGCGCTGGACAAGTCGGCCCTTATTGAGGCCAGCGGCCTGCGCCCCCCATCGTTGCCAGAAGATGTTGTGAAAAGGTTCCCATCTATGGCAGGGTATCAGGAGCAGCTGGGTGAGTATTTTGACAAGCTGGACAAGTATTTTACTTCCCAGCTAATAGCAGTAAAACAGGAGAGTGATTAAGGAAAAAACATCATGGGTTTAGTATCAACAGCAGGAAAACTATTTGGCGTCAAAAAAGGCAAGAGGGTTCATGAATTCTATAGCCCAGAACTCAAGGGAGCCATGGCGGGTCAGGGCAGAAGGCTTGAGGGACAGGCTGATGTGGACAGGGCAGATGCTGCCAGCGCCAGACAGCGGTGGCAGGCTGATATGCCCCGGTACAATCGGTTTATTGATGAAGACATTTCGCGTTCAGAAGGGTACCAGCCCGGTGGCCTTCAGGAGAGGCGGTATGATCGAGGAATAGATCAGTATAGGGATGCCCAAATGGGGGCTCTTCAGGATGCCTTTGGCAGGGCAACAGCCCAGTCAAAGCATCAGCAATCCATGATGGGTGCTGGTGGAGTAATGAGCCCATACGATCTAGCCAACCTTGCCAACCAAATGGGAGCTCAGGGAAGGGGTGTAGCTGCCAATGTTAGTGGCATGAGGCTTGGCAACATTGGAAGAGGGATCGACAGAGGGATGGGAATGTTTGGCATGAGAGGTGACATGTTGCAAAACAAGTTGAGAAACGCCATGACAGGATTTGGTATATCTGGTGCCAGAGATCGGAATATTCAAGGAAGAACAAGTGGGCTTATTGACCAGTACGATAAAGGCTCATGGTTTAGACAGAAACCAGACAAGCTGAACTGGTTCGGAAAATTGGCTGCCCTTACTGGGGGGGTGAAGCAAGACATCAATGATTTTTCTGATAGGAGTCAGGAGGGCATGGAGGCGTTTTCGAAAATGATGGGTAGTGGTGGTGGTGGAGGTGGTGGAGGGGGGATGTCGGCACTTGCTACAATGTTTTGTTGGGTTGCTCGTGAGGTGTTTGGTGAGGATAACCCAAAGTGGTTGTTGTTTTATCACTGGAAAGAGAACCAAGCGCCGCGCTGGTTCAGGAAGTTATACAACAAACATGGTGATAAAATTGCAGTTTGGATTTCAGACAAGCCACGCCTCAAGTCGGTTATCAGGTGGTGGATGGAGTCTAGAATTAACAGCTTAAACAGAAGGAACAGTTATGCCAACAGTAATATATGACAGGCCGAGTTCAGCTGTCTCGATCTTCGATGATCTGGAAAAAGAGAAACAGGCAAGCGCAGCTAGGAGGATTCAGAGCCGATCCGTTAGTCAGCGAGCTGGGTACTATGATTACCTAAACGCCCTTCAAAAACAGAAGTTAGAACAGACGGAGAACTCCGCACGCGGGGCTTCATTTGCCCAGAGAGCCCTCAACAAAAACAATGCGAAGCTTCACGATCATTACAGAAGACAGATAGCAAGGGAGCGAAAGGTTATCGGTGACAAGGTGGCGTTTCTTGATAAAACCATAGGCTTTGCAACGGAAAGGGGTCTCACGGCTGAACAGATAGCCCAGAGAAAGGAGGACGCGGAGGCTGGGGGTTTCGTTGGGAATCTAGCTGGAACCAACCCAGATCAATATGCAGTAGAGAGACTTGCGGCTTATGGGAAACTGTTGGGAACAGATGACTTTAAGGCAAGTTATATAGAGGGTGGTGCGACAGGTTCCTATGACAGGTTGGTCTCAGCTTTTACTATAGCGAACAATGCTATTAGAAAGGGAGCGACACTTGACAAATCTACAACAGCAATCGGTCTGATCGAGGGAAACACTGAGTTTATCAACGAGTCAGGCACTAAGGACTACAGGTTTGATGCGTCGGATCATCTCATAGAATACTATAAGTCTGTCTATGGCAGAGACCCATTCACACAGGGCCAAATTACTTCAAGCAGGCCCCTAAGCAAGGGAGAGATGTCGAGTGCTAGGGAAACTGTTTCAACCTACGACCAGAAACAGCGACCCGGTGGAAAGTTGATCCCAAGTATAAGGCCCGGGGAAAAGGGTTACGTTACACGCCATCCCGCACTGGACATAAGGGAACCTGAAGTAGAACCAGCCCCTGTTGAGGGTGTTGCCCCAGCTGCCCCTGCTCCTCCTGATTTTCTTCAGCAACTTGAGGAGGGATACGGCCCAGAACTATCTCCTTCATGGGTGTCTGGTCTTCCGAGGGATCAAATGATGAGCCCCGAATACGTGACACCCTTTCCAAGTGAGGTTCCCAGAGAAGCACCACAATTAATGCCAATGGATAGGGAAGAGGCACAACAAATTTCACCACCAGCCATTCCATCTTTTGTTCCTGACGATGAGGCTGAGCCTGAGATGTTCTCGGAAGAGTGGCAGGAGAACCTTCAAAGAGAGAGGGATAATAGTTATTACAGGAGAAAGCTTGATGAGACAAACGCAACGATATCAGATATGTTGAGGAGGTCGGAAGGGGGTAACCCTTCCACAACCTTCGCTTGGTACGATAAAGCTGTAAGAGACAGGGCGATGTATGAAGGGTTGATTGAATACACCAACCCTCAGCAATTAATGCCAATGCCGTGGCAGCCCGAGGAACTCCCAGCTCCACCAGATCAACCAACTCCGCCAGCTATTGACAGGCCTCCAGTTGATGAGGGTCGCCCCGAAGTTGAGGAGGCGGTTCTCCCAACCATGATGCCCCGGGAGGTTGCCCCAGCACCACCAGCTCCAGCCCCGAAACCCCCAACAGCTCCAGCGGTTCCTGCCGAGCCTCCCCCGCCACTCCCTTCTGTTCGAAGGGATATGGTTCCAGAAGCAGGGGTGGTTCCATACTATGCGGACACACTGACCCCTGAGCAAAGAGATGTTTACTACGATGCCATCAATGAGATGGGGGAACGCGGGTCGACTGGGATGATGGAAAGGCGGGTTCCTTCTCGTGAAGAACTTGATTCTCTTTCCAGTTTTAGGCAACCTTATCGTGATCCCAGATATGATGCTGGTTATGGTTTTGCTGACATAGGCGCGGATGAATATGTCCCCCCATTTGATCGTGGGCCGTTGGTAGACAGAAGTTATCCAGAGATGGGAAGGATAAATGATGCCGATTATCCCACTGCATTTGATGGTGGAGAACTTGTTGAATTAAACACATTTGGTGGGCCGACCTTGATGCGTAGGCAAAGGTTAATGGATAGGGGGGGGGAACTTTCCCACTTTGAAGGAAATATTACCAGCGCTCAGGGAGCCACTCGATTACGAGAATTATCCGGGCAACCCCCTTTACAGGAGGGGTGGGCCTCTTTACGAAGAGTAAATAAAAATGCCTGAAGACTTTGTAATGCCACCCGATCCACACAGTGGCGGGGGGTTGGATTTTGGTGGGTTCAATCAAACAGGCCCACTAAATTTAACGTATCTTACTAAACCAAAGCAAAAGCAGGTTGTCCCCTACGACCAAAGACTAGAGGAATACACGGCGGGTGGCGGGAAAAAGGCCACGAACCCTTGGCAACGTGGGGGGAGAGCTGGGTTTCTGGGTGGATTTGCCGGGGACATGGGTTTCTTTGAGACAATTTCCGACATACTGCCTTATGACCCGGGCAAGGAGTGGTTCAAGGGGATTGGTGACGCACTAGAAGAAGAGGCCTACGAGGTTCCCATGAGAACCCTCCGCGACATTAAGGGAGCGGGGGATTTCATGGATTACATGGGTCAGGGTATTGGTTATGTCTTTGGTTATGTTGGTTCGATGATACCAACAGCTCTTGCCACTGGTGGGCTTGGTGCAGCTGGAAGGATAGTCGGCAGGGAGGCTCTCAAGGGTTTAACAAAAAAACAGATTGGAGCCCGTGGAGCACAAGCTGTTGGAAGATTTGTCACTGGCCCATCCATCATCAAGAACACAGGCCATATATATCGCGGTGTTCGTGAGGAAACGGGGGTTGAATCGCCAGCTATTGCTATTCCAGCAGGTATAGCTTCGGGCATGTTGGAGCGGTTTGGCATGGGCAAAACATTCGGTACTTTTTTCGAAACCATACCGTTCAATGCGAAGCAGCAGGTCTGGCGTCAGATGGTTGCCAACGCGATGAGGGGTTATGGCAGGGCGTGGGCCATCGAGGGTGCGACAGAGACAGGTCAGGAATTAATTCAGCTTGCCGCCAACGAGGTGGCTGACAGCACATACGACTTGGTTACTTCTGAGAATGCTTGGCGTGTTCTTGATGCTGCAGCCTTGGGTGCATTTGGTTCTGGCCCATTTGGTGCTATTGGTTCGGCTGGAAATTATTATGGACAGAAGGTTTCCGCTGAAAAGGACAAGAAACTGGTTGATGAGGTTATACGGCGCGTACAAAACATAGCCCCCGAAGGCAGCCAGATAATGTTCCGCATGGGTCAGCAGCGAATAAAGGAACAGGCGGCGCTGCTTGGTGACGAAGAGTTTATTCCCACAGATTCACATGTGGAGACACTGGAAAGGGTTGTTGACCAGATTCAGGAACAGAAGAGCCTGTCTGAAGAACAGAAAGCGGCGCTGCTTGCTGATGCAACAAATGTTCTTGGCAGGTTCAGGGAAAGGTTTGCCACACAGGAAGCGACAAAGGCAGAGGAATCTTCTGATGTAGAGGTTGCCGCTCGGGACAACAGGGAGGCTGCCGAACAGGTGGCTGGTGTTCCCTCCCAGCAGATGGTGGAACCCGAGTCAGCTATTCTCCCAGAGAACCAAGCGCCCTATAACAATCCTGAATCAAGGTATAACATTGGTCAGGAATACAAGCATAGGTTGGACACAGTTGAGGGTGAGGCAATACAGGTTGATGCTGTTGTTACAAAGATAGGTAAAGACGGCAGGGTTCTCGAGTCTGTCAGTGCTGACGAGAACAGGCTTCCGCTTATAGTAACCAAGGGTAAGAAAACAATTTCACTTCATACTCAAGAGGATGTCTTGAATGTGATGAAAGAGCTTGATGCTGACAAGTTTGGAAGGCCAGAGCCCAAGTCGGCAGCTGAATCCAGCTTGGCGATGGTTCAGTTGCTTGATGCGCAGGAGAAGAGAAAGGTAAGCAGAGAGGTTGCCGAGGAGGCGGGTGCTGAAATTGAAACGGACGAAATAATTCCTGCCACTGAACTTATAAAAAGAAGGAAGGCGCGGGAAGCCAGTGTGGCTGCCAAGAAAGCAGGGAAACCACCCCTTCAGGCTGCCAAAGCTGTGGCAAAGGCCGTTAGAACAGTTTACGCAGCCAAGCCAGCACCCACCGCTAAGGTTGGCAGGGAAGAGATGGACAGAATCAACCTTGAGAACAAGCGCAAGACGATTCTTAAATCCAAGGTGGTTGAGGTTTCCCGTCCCGGTGAAAAGAGAAGGACTGGTGTTATCACGGAGGTCAAACTGCTTCAGCATTTCTCGGAAGCAGTAGGTGGGCCGAGGATGTTTTCTGCGGAGGTTCATTGGGATGATGGTGAGATAGAGACTGTTAGTATTGATGAGAACTTTGAATCAAGCCAGCCACTGTATGGTGGTCTCATGGTTGTTGCAAAGAACGGTAAGTTATCCAAGGAACAAGAGTCGGCCATATCCAATGTGGAGAAGAAGGTGATACCAGCGGTTGACCCAGAGGCTGAGGAAGTAGCCGAGGTTCAGGTTCCACCACCAACCGAGAAGCCAAGGGCAACCAAGGAGACAACGAAAGCACCAACAAAACCACAACCCACAAAAGAGGTTGAGGTTACAAAGCGCATCGTTAAAGGGGAGAAACCCGAGGTCAAACCAGAGGAGGTGGCGGGGTTAAGTTCGGAAGAGACACTACTTCTAAAGGCTATTAACACTGAGGTTACAAAGCGCACTATAGGCGTTCGTGACACGGGCGCAGGAGCGGTTACTACTGTAGACGAGGCGACAGGGGAGCTTCTTCTAGACGGGTTGTCCGAGGCTGAAATTAAAGGTGAACAATATCAGTTGGCCAACAGGGGGATGCGAGTTGATGCGGTCAAGATGCTAGTGGAGAATACGGGATGGTTGTTTGACGCGAGGCGACAAGAGTTGGGTTTAACTAAAATCGCCGCTGAAAACATTAAGATAATTGAGGCTCTTAAAAAGAAGGTGGGTGAGCAGAAGCCAGTTATCTTGGGCAACCTGAAGCTGGATAAGGATTTATCTGCTCGGATGAGGCAGATGAGAAATGACAGGGCGGAAGAAGACAAAATGCAGATGACCATTGAGACATTTATTGTTCGGTCATTTGTTGAGCTCGGTCGGCTAATAGAAACTGCAACGATTTACATTAGACAGCTTTATAGGAACGGGAAGGTAAAGTCTGGGGAGAAGTTCAACAGGGAAACTAGGGGCTACAAGGCTGTTAGGGATAGGTTCATAAAAGACCTTAGTATAGACTTGGAGGAACGCCTCCCGCAGGACGCACTGATGCCACACCTGCCGTCGTTTGGGGAAGACCCGGTTAAGTTTCTTGGCGGCCTGTTCGATGCTGTTGTCGAGGAATACAACAAGGTTGACGGGGTTCGCGGTCTTTCCTCAATGGAGGACGGGGGTGTTAATCAGGACAAGGCAAGGGAACTGGAGGGGTTGATCCTAGACAAGGACACCCTGTCAAAATATCTGGACTACCCGATAGCAGAGGATACGGATGATGAGAGGACAATTGTAATTGCCAACTCAAACATATTTAAGAAAACAGATACTGGCTGGGATATAAATAACATAGAGCTTTACAGTGATGACCTGAGTAAACAATACATCCCCGTCATGGACTTCTCAGACCACAAGGGTTTGAGTGTCACGATCAAGTCTGTTGGGAAGGGGATGGATGCCATAGCCTATAGGCTTTCCGAAGAAGCCTTGAAAAGGGTTCGCTTTCAGGAAAGTAAAACATCAGGACGCGAGGGCAAGGTTACGTTCGCCCACATACCAGAGTCACTTTTAATTGAGAACGGAAATGTTCAGTACGACAACTGGGTGTTGGATACCCAGAAGGCAGGTGGTCGTTTCTTAAAGGATATAAGCTGGGTCGGTCTTCCCACCGAGGAGTTTGTCAGGCTGCTTAAGTTGAGAACAAAGAACAAGGAGCTCAAGGCCTTTTTAAAAAGCAAGAAGGGTGGGCTGCTTCTTTCATCAAAGGAGGAGGTGGCTGCAACAATCGCCAATGCCATACTGCTTGCTTCTGATCCAAGATATAAGCCATCCAACAAGAAGGCAAAGACAGCAAAGAAGGCTCTTGCAGAAAAGAAGGATTCAAAGGTGGCCCTCTTTAGTGTTGATCAGTTACAGAAGCTTCTTGAGCACGCAATCAACATACATCTGGATCACTTCGCAACACTAACGGAAAAACAACTTGGATTGTTGACGCCTGAGTTGACAGAACTAAACAGGCTAACCGCCTATCATAACAAGCTTTTCAGGGCTTACCATGAGAAGTCCATACCCAGAGCTCTTGACCTACCCAAGCTTGATGCCAATCTTGAACCGAAAGCAGACACCTCGCTAGATATGAGGGGGCTTGCCCTTTGGATTACAAATGATCCTGATGTTTTAAAGGGTCGGAAGCCCAACAAGGGTATGTTTATTTCCAGACTGAAGGAGTTGTTTTATTCCTTTGAGGAAAAGAAAGAGGGTTTACCCAAGGCGCTCAAGAGAAAGACGCTTAGGCCAGAGGATTTAAAGGAAGCAAAAGATACGCTGGAAAAGGTTAGTGCCAGAATGGACGAGCTTAGGCTCAAGGTGTCTCAGGTCAAGGAGAGTGCTGTCCTGAGCGAGGATGACTTGGTAAATCTTGAAGCCACAATCAGGCCAGCTGAAGCGCGGATGGGTTTAAGGATGGTTGAGAAGACCGCCGTTGGAGATGTTGAGTTTATTGCTGAAGGGGAAGTAGAAGAGGAGTATGAACTTGATCCCTATGTTAAAGACAGGGGTGCCACAGTTCGAGTTGGCCCGACAAGGAAGATCGTAGAAAACATCAGGAACTTCTTTAAGAAAGGCACGGGGCTTGGTGATGCTTATTCTGCCATTGTGCTTTACACCGACGGGGTAGAGAGGGAGAAGGAAAAGTTCACAGCAGAATACAGATCAACACTTCTTATTGATGAAGCCAAGGAGCGCGACCCCGTAAAGGAGGCCGAGGCCAAGATTGCTCTTGAAACCGAGAAGGGGGTTGCTACGCCTATCGCAGAAGGGGAAGACCCAAGCAAACAGGTTATTGCCAAGGAGCGGGAGGCAGAACTAGATAGGCTTTTAGAGGGTAAGTTTGATGAGGACACAGAACTTGGGCGAGCAATAAAAGGATTCAGGGCGGCCAGAACCAAGCTGGTTGATTTGATCGAGCACGGTTCCGAGGAAGACCCAGCATACGGAGCCAAGCTACTTGAGTATCAGCTGAACATGCTGACTGAATGGGATACATTCATGGCGAAACAGGGCACGGATTTTGTCCTTTCACTCAGGCCAAATATTATGGGGCAGCCAAGCCTTGATTATAAACTGATGCCAAGAACAGCGGGGTTGTTGGAGGTTTATAAAGATATAGAGAGTGAGAACATATCTAGAGTTAAGGCGCGTGGCATATTTGAATCCATTGATGCGAAGATAGAAAGGGTTAAGGCAAGGTTCAATGATGCTGAATCGGAAAGGCTGGCGTTAAGGGACTCCTATGATGCAGCTGTTAAAAGGGTGGATGCCATCCTTGAACCAATCAGGAAGCAGACCCAAGCTTTTATTAACAGTGAACATGCCAAGGGGCCAGAGGAAAGAAAGTTTCTTGCAGGGCTGGGGTGGGTTGGCCCGAGGGGGGGCAGAAAGCAGCTTACCCCGCAAGATGTGACCATTCATAAGGTTATTACCCATCCTGAAAAATACGCTGGTGAATCTGGTGCCATAAGAGAGAAGCTTGAGGAAGAAAAACCAATCGTTGATGGGTATCTGCACGCGGTGGCATTAAGGGATGGACTGGCATTGAACCTGTCCTTGTTTGAAGAGGAACTTGCCTACATATACGGTGGCGCTCTTAGGTTTAAAGCTTCAGATGTTCCGGGTATTGGGTTTGAACCAGTAGAAGGTGAGTCATGGTTAAAGGCACCAGACTTTGAAAGACTCAGGGCTAAAGAGAAAAAACTAGAAGTTGATATAGAAGAGTATAAGAGGGAAGGCCTTAAAGTAGAGGCCACAAAGGCAAGAAAAGAGAGGGCCACGATAAACAAAATCCTGAGCTTCTGGAGGTCTGAGTCCAGAAAGCGCGGAAAGGTAAAGGAGTATAGGTTAACCGCACAGAAACTCAAGAAGAGGGAGGTTGTGTTTCAGGTTATATTTGATTCACACATACAAGGCGGGGCCCGGAGGTTGCCTGTTGGAAATCTGTTTGGCCACCTTGTCTCTATTTCCAACAAGTTCAGTGAGGATCAGTTCAGGGAGACGGGCAAACCCATACAGGTTGAGGTGGCTGGGTACAGGATGGAGACGCCAGCGAGCCTGTACTACAAGCTTTACAAGACACTGGAACTTAGAGACCCCAAAAAGATTTTAAGTCATCCAATCTTCTCCAATTCCGGGATGTATATTGGCCCGATTAAACCAGAGGGAATGACAGAGGAGAGGTGGATTGATTCAAGGTTCAAGAGAACCGAGAAGATTGGTTCTGAAATTCAAAAGTACATAGACAACCACAGCGTGGAACAACACGAGGCATCCTTGTTGTATATAAAAGACACCATACTTGCTTCCATTGTTAATGATTTCATATCTATTTTCACATATGAAGCAGGTTATCGCGGAAACAAGGAGGCAATAGTCAAGAAGGCCATGGGGGTGAGTGGTAAGCTGAGTGAAATAACCGAGCACTTAAGCGAGGGGTTAAGGATACCGTTTAAGCCGTTGTTGGAGGAGGATATTGATCCTAGCATAACAGAGGAAGCCCTAACCGATCTCGGGAACCAGCTTGGTGTTGCCAAGGAGAAATTCAACAAGGCTCTTGAGGTGTTCGAAAAGAACAAGGGTGCCCTAGATGTCGCAAGGTTATCTTACCGAAACGTGGTCGTATCAAGAACGGGTAAGACTGATATCGAACAGCCCAGCGAGCTTGGTAAGCTTGTCGTGTTTGCTGAACAAACCAAGGCAAAGTATCACGCAGCCAAGACTGAGCTAGACAAGATAACCCTGCAAATAGAAGCGATTAAGGCAGACCCAAGGATTTTATTTAAGAGTGAGATAAGCAGCAGTAGTCTGGACATTATACCAAACAAAAACCTGTCCACAACTATAACAATGACGCTTCCTTTCGGGTATTCTTCCGTAAAGGCTGATCGTAAATCAATTGATCTTGAGATTAAACCGATGCCACTTGATGGTAAGCTTGCTGAAGGTGACACATCGGGCGGCAAGGGTTCTGTAGAGATTGGTCGTTCCAAGGGTTCCGATGAGATTGCCCAGTTGCTGCACGAGAACAGGGCTAGGTTGGGTGATGCTTTTGTTGATAGGTCGCTGAGTTTTCTTAGCCAGATACCAGACAAGTATTTAGATGAGCTAACCCTGAGTATGTATGGCGGTGGGCTTGAGACAATCAAGGGAACAAAGCTTTCTGGTTCCTTTATGGAAGCCATCAAAACAGTTTTCATTCCAACAGAGGGCAACACCACTGATTCCTTTGTTCATGAGTTCTCGCATTATCTCCACGCGTTCCTTCCAGCGGAACAACAGGAACGTGTTACACACATGCGGAAGGACGCGCTTCAAAAGGTTGTGTCCAACACAAAGGATGGCAGGTTGAGATACAGAATTGAAATGGCCTCGGTGTTCCTTGTTGATGCGGACTCAGACATGGCCATGGGCCCAGATGATTTTCAATTTTACTTGGATAAGTATGGAGACAAGGCAAAGGACATGTATCACCTGATGAACGACAGGGAGTTCTTTGCTTATATCATGACCAAGGAGGGGCAGAGGGATATAGGAACACTCTCTCCTAACAGCAACCCGGTTGGGTTTGTTGCTAAAATCAAGCAGTTCTTTGCTGACTTTATTAATTGGGTTCTAAAGAAGAGTGGGCTTGTCGTTGGGGAAGCGGCGTTCGTTGATGAGGTGTTGTCCAAGTTCAAGTCTGGTTCCTTTACGGTTGAAAGAAGGATGTTCACCGCAGGGCCAGCGGTTGATGCCTCCATACTAACAGTCAGTGACCTTAAGCGGGCGCTGGAATTCAATGTAAGGAATGCCGCGTTAACCGAGGGGGGTGGGGCAAACGTGGAGGCTGGCAGGCAGGTTTCAATGGAGGCGGGTTCATTCCACAACATGATCTATGACCTTTCCAATAAGTTTCTTATGGAGATGTCGGAGAGCGATGAGTTCAGGAACCTGTTAACTGGCCAAGACGATGAGGTTTCCATATCAAAGAGAGCTGCAGGACTGGCGAACATCAAGGAGTCTTCTGCCATAAGGAGGCTTCTCGAGGATAACGAGATCAGTTCAGGTGGTGTGATCTTCAGTCCCGAGGGTTACCTTCAGTTGTTGAAGGTCAAGAAGACGCTCAAGGATAAGGATAAGATTCCTGATTCAATGTGGCAACAGGTCAGCAAGGAGTTCTTTAAGAACACCGAGGAATTCTTGGAATCATATAGGAGGCTTCTGGCAAAAGCTGATGCGGTTAAGGGTGAGAATCAAAATGAAAAGCTTAAGCGCCTCTTGTCTGAGGTAAAGGAACAGTACGACAGCAAGACAGCAGCAGCGTCCTCCGCTGCTTCATTCAAGGGGATGATCAGGTCTATGCTTGAAAAGGCAAATGAAAGGTCAGCAGAGAACGAGGCCATAAAAAGACTTACACAGTACGGGTTCGACCTTAACCAGATCACAAGCCAGCTGGATGACAAACTGATAGGCGGGGAGATCAACAAGATGATCCGTGACTTTTACAACACGGTATGGTTCAGCGCAGAAGCTCAGATGATTCTGCACAAGGGGATAAACAAGGATGGAAAGAAGGCCACTTGGGAGGATTTGATGTGGACTTATATAGTGGAGAAGGGGATTGAGCTTAAACACAGAAAGAGAAGGGTCGGGATGAGCGCCGATGATAGGCGCAACATGATGTTTGCTGAGGTTGAACCTATAATGAAGTTTGCTGCTGACCACATACTGAAGGTACACCAGAACGACATGCTGTTGAATGAGGTTTCGGAGAAACAACTTGAGGCTTCGTTCAATGAATACACAAAATATGAGGCAGAGATAAACGCCCTGTTTGAGACCAACACGATCACCACCAAGGCAGGGAAACTTCAAAAGGTTGATGGTGCCAAGAGGGCGGTTGACAGGCTTCTTAAGGATTACAAGCAGGCGGTTGGTGATCAGGCTATAGCCAACAGGCTTTACCTGTCCTTGAGGCGCAATGTTCATTCACAAATAAGGTACATGAATGATGTGACTGTTGCAGCCGAGCTGGTGGGCAGGATAGTTGAGTCCAAGGAGTTCAGTGACGCTAGGAATGCTGCCGCTGCCGAGATAGAGGCGAAGCCAGACAGGGAAATGAGCATTGATACCGCCAAGATTACTTTCATTCACCCAGAGAAAGGTGAGGACTTTGAGTTTTATTATGATGTTAGTGACAAGACTGGTAGGGAAAACCAGCTAAGGAAGTTGAGCATATATGTTGAGAGCCTGAACAAATGGTTGGCAGACAACCCAGAAAGCCCATACACAGATTTCTGGTTGGAGATGAGGGATTATGCCTCTGCCACAATGCTTAGCCCAACAATGAGGGGCGGGCAGGCAATGAAGCCCGTTGTGAATGTCAACGCTTTAAGGCCAATACAAAACATGATGGCTGGTATTGGAACCTATACGTCTCGTCTGTCAATGACACACATGGACAACATGGTTGCCATGATGGAGCGATCAGCTGATATAAAGGACATGTATGAACAGAAGGTTGTCAACGCCCTTCAGGCAGCAGCCAAGTCCCACGGATTCAGCACCGATCCGATTGGTATTGATGATTGGTTTACTGCCATCGGGGAAAGGTTCTTTGCCACCGCAAACCAGACGGGAAGAAAGCTTAATGTTGGTGACAGGGTTACCATGTCTGACCTGACCGACATCAAGACTGTTACCAAGGAGGATGAAGCGGCCATTAAAATTCAGGTTGAGTTCACCGGGGCCCTGTTTCAGATGGATGTTAAGCAGGGCAGGGGTGACCTTATATTGCGCAGGAGAACCGAGGAGGAATTACGGAAGAGGGGCGGAAAGGCTGGCAGGATTATAGGAAGAAAGGCACTTCAGGTTACACCGTGGACTTTGCCCAAGACATTCTCATCCAAGGCAATTAGGTTTTCACAATCAATTTCTGCCATGCTAAGGGAGCACAAGGATGCGGTCAGTGACATTGATGCCGACACAACCCTTAGCGACAGCCAGAAGCGCGAGCTGAAGCTTGGGTTCTTCAAGGCAGCAGACAGGAGGGGGGACTCAGTTATGTCACTCATAGGTGAGAACTTTAACAGGTTTGTACTGGCTTTTGTTGACAACAGGGAGGGTAGAATAACAAACGGAACAAACCCGTTCTTCACTGAGGGTGTATATGATGAGGCCAGAGATTCCATGGTTAAAGGGGAGATCAGAAATCTGGACGAACTGGCTGAGTTCTTTTCCAACAGGTCTGTGGATATAACCAAGCTTGGTCAGGAGGGTGTTCCCATGCAGCTCTCAAAGAAGGAGGCTCTGTATGAGCTTCTTAGAGAAATGTCCACCCAGTCGGACAAGTTCCATGATTTTATTTACGGGAAGATAGACCACGACACTGAGACTTCCCTTGCCTACAAGTTTGCCAAGCTAAAGAAGGACTCTCCATTTACTGTTGCGAGGCAGGAGCCAATTGCAAACTACTACTATTATAACTATGGCATTTCCGAGACAGTTGGTTTGCACAACCTGTCACTTGAATCCAGCGCACAATACATAGACGCCTTCAGGGCCTCGCTTGATGCTGTGGAGGGTGAGCTTGATGCGGCATCAAACGACAAGAAGCTGGCTGCAGAGAGGGGTAACCTAGAGGAGTTCATGGAGGGCAAGAAACAGAGCGCCGCAAACAGGGAATCCTTCTTGGACTACGAGAGGGTTGAGGCACACAAGGCAAACGTCAAGGCCCTGATGAACGACATAGATGCTGTTCGTGATCGTGACATCAGGTACGAGCTTCAGGTTAACAGAACTTTCAGAAGGGTGTTTGGTGACATGATCAGTGTTGCAATTCAAGCGCCAACAACTGCGCTGGTTAACCTGATAGGAACACCTGTCAGAACCACCATGAGAATGCAGGCCATGTTCGGGTTTGCACCCAAACTAAACGCAAGGTTTGTCATAGATGCGCTCAAGGAAATGACAAAGGGTGCGGCAACATTTGGCAGGGGTTTCATAAAGGGGGCGTGGGGAGGTCTGGGTTACCTTGCAATAGCCAAACCAAAGAAGGCGCTGATTAAATTCGTTGATGAGTTCGCCAACAAACCGTTCACAGAGGACTTTGTGATTGGTCAGTACAAGGTTAACTCAACCTTGCGCAGGATTTTTGATGCCGGGTACGGCATGAGGATAGATGTACAGGGCAAGATAGATGCCTACTGGGATTCAGTTGAAACAAGGGGGAGGGTCGAGCGTGCCCTTGAGCTGAGGGGCAGGGGTGCCCATAGAAGTTTCTGGTCTAAGCTCTATAATGGTTCGGCCCTTATCCTTGCCGAGATTCCCGGGACTACATTGCCCAGACTTTTCGACGCTGTTGGTAACAATGTTTCCTTTAGGTTTGCCAACACAGCCATGTCGCACTTGGAACTTAGGCTGAAAGATTTACACAGAAAATACGGGGACTCCTTGTGGGAAAGGTATAACGACCCAGATGTATTGGCCAAAGACACCAACAAGATGGACACGCTTACCCCTGTGGATGCGTTTGGTGAACAGTTCCTCTTTTCCCCAGACGAATCCAAGCTTGGCAAGCTGGAGAACATGTTCATGCACGCTGGTCTGGACTTCCATCAGGAAGCCTTCAGGTTTTATAAGGCGCTGAACACAGACAAGGAGGCAACCTTCCTCACTCCAGAGCAGCGGGCCCAGATGGGGATTGGTTTGGTAACCTCTGAGAACCTTGCGACCATAGCCAACAGGCCGCTCAAGTTCAGGAACGATCCTAATGTTGGTTTCTTGTTTGCACTCAGCGGGTGGAGTTTGTCTGCCGCCCATAACAGTGTTGAGTTCCTGTCAAAGGCGCAGGGCGGGAAGCAGGGTTGGTCTGTTAACTCCCTCAATGTTCAGCTTGGAATGGTGATGCTCGGGATGATGGCTGTCGCTGGTGTTGCCTTTGCTGGACAAGAGGAGTTAATGCGCAAGATTTACAGGTTCATGTTTGGTGAGGTCAGGGTTGGGAGACATCCGTGGGAAGCTGATTCAGCTGGTGAGGCAGCGAGAAGGACTTTGCTTTATGCATTAAGTGGGTTCCCGATTGTCAACACCCCGTTTAACATGATGTTGAACGACCAGAAGAACATGGCATCAATGGGCATGGACTTGTTTATTCAAAACAAGGTAAGGGATGTTATCAATCTGGCGGGTCAGCTTGCCAGCACGAGGAACTTGGAGGGGGCGGAGAGGGCCCTGCTGGTTTGGACGAAACAAACATATCCAAATTCTAGGATGCTTGTGAACGCATTCCCCTCCATATCAGGAACCATAGACCTGATGAACAACAAGAGGCTTATACAGCGTCACTCACCTAGGGACATAATAAAAGTTTCAAGTTATTCTGGGGGTGCAACCACTGCCACACCGTTGACGGGTATCATTGGGAAGATGAGCAGCTATGCTACTCAGGGTCGCTTCGATGAGTTCATGGAACTCTACAGAAAGGCGGTAAGGGTTGCCCGTGAACTGGGCAGGCCAGACCCGGAGAGGTATGTTCGCACGTTGTATTTTGGTAAAGACCCGTACAGGGCCGCACTGAAGGGAAGGATCACGGAGGGGGTTAGAACAAGGGTGCTCAACAGCCTTGATCCATTGGAGAGAAGTGAGTTTTTGAATGTTGAAAGGAATTTTTACAAGGGGCTAAGGATGATTGGTGGCTCACCTAGGTCTTTTGGTGTCGGGGCTTATATACCGAGGCGAAGAAGTTACAGACGGACAGGGAAGCCGTTCCCAACAGGGATGAAGTCCGCTAGCCCGCTGAGGAAGACTTATGCCCTTTAGCTGATATCTCCCCTATCAACCATCTCCATACAAGGGGGCTTTGCCTCATGGTTGTTGCTATACCAATTGACATCTTACCCGTAAACGATTCCTCTAATATTTTACTTGGAGCCCCCATCCCATGGTTAACAGCATGAATGATTTCATGAAGCAGGGTTTCTGCCCGTGACTGTCTTGGTAAATCTTTGATTACAGCGATCACTTGTGATTGAAAGTCGCACCAACCCAGCTGGTCAGCACCCCCTTCATTGGGGGTGGTGATCCAGTTGATCCTGTATGTCAGGTTCAATATGTCTACCTCGGTTGGTAACTTTCTTCCCATGGTAAAAATAAGGTTGGGGGTCGATGAACTTACTCCCGTTCTAATTGTGACTGTCCCGGTTGTGAACACATACGCTTGACATGCCACACGGGAGACCAAACAACCGCCCCTGTAGATGGGGTCTTGGCGTGAACCCCCAACCTTTTAAATTTAGGACAGAACTTTGTTTCATGAGGTGTACACCTCGACACTTTTAACGGTAACCAACCAAAGTCGAGGTGATCCTGTCCTGCGATCTCCACAGGCACCATACGTCCTGCCCATAAAACGCCCCCCGCACACCGCACTCACGGGGCGGGGGTTCCAGCGAAAGTGTTGCCAAACATGTTGGTTCATCGCTGGAATTTTTTTAATATCCTTGTCCATAGTGAATCATTTGGAATGGAATACGGTGGATCAAGCAGAGGCATGTCCTCCTTGTTTTTCCTAGCCCTTTCTGTTGCCTTGTTGAACTCTGATTGGGTCAACATCAACGGGGTATAGATCAGGTTTTCAAGGTCATTAAGCCACACAGCATAGTAATACGCATTGGCTGATGTCTTCCTGTCCTTGTTCCTCACTCTTTCCATTATACCTAGTTTAGTTCTCATGATTAAAGTTCCCATTTCATGTTGGGAAACGGGTGTAACAACTGATTTTCACAAACATAAGCCCCGGAAAATTGGCCCTCCTTTTTGAGTTTACCCTTGAGTTCAGAGTCCCCAACCCATCCCATTATATGACAGAACACTTTCTCGTTAACAATATCAACGACCACCAACCCATATGTCCAATCCTCCTTTCTTTCGTTTTCCCTGACAGCTAGGACATAGTCCGTGGGTCTCTTGCCCGGTCTAAGCCTTGAACCTTTGAAGTCCAGACTCAACCCCGGGATATCATATCCACCATCGCCCCTGTCTGGAGTCCTCATGCAGTTCCATCTCTGGAGCTTGTACATCTGGTCACTTCCAGTCAGGTACAGGGTTCCACCAAGCTGGGCCAGTTGTCCTGTGAGCTGGTCTCCATCCAGCCTCTTAATTCTTTGGTCTAGGTTCTGTATATTCGAGCCAGACTTCTTTTTCTGTATGATTCTTGGCATGAAATAACCCACCAGTTCAGACGCCTTTTCCTCGGCCAGCAAGATGTCGGCCTTGGTCAAGACTACTGTTGGGTACTGGGTCATTCTATCCCCATTATTAGTTTCTTCTTTTCCAGACTTGGATGGATGTATCTTAACAGGCTCTTCATGTTCTTGTGTCCGCTAAGATGTTTCACGGTTATGATGTCTGCGTTCGGATGGGAAAGCCATCTGGAGATTGCGGTTCTTCTGAAGGCATGGAATGTTTTCCCCTTCTTATACAGCCCAGCCCCGTCCAGAAAGTATTTAAAGTGTCTTGATATATTACCATTTCCTACCATGGAGATAATAGCCAACCGTCCCATTACAAATTTGTTGCCATCCCTCAGCCCGTTCTTTTCCAGAAGCGCCTCGTACAGTTCATTAGACATTGGTATCTCAACCTTGGTTTCAAACTCAGAGGTCTTTGATGGTTTCAGTGCGATGGTTCTTTCTTCTAGGATGACCGATTCCCACATGAGCCTTGCGCAGTCACCGATCCTCATCCCCGTGTTCCAGCCTATTTTTATAAGCAGGTTCCACTCTGTTCCCTCGGACTTGTCGAGCATGTCACTGTAGTTCTGCTCCGTAAAAAGAACGGCATCCCTTTTGGGGATAGCAATTAGGCCCCTTGGGAACTTGGACAACATGTTTCCCTCTGTGTATCCTCTCTCTTCCATCCAGTTAAAGAAACTCTTAATGCTGTTGGCTATGTGGTTCACGCTTGATGGCTTGTATTTCTCCTTGAGCCCCACTATAAGCTCAAAGATATCCGCGCTGTTGGTATGAATGTCATCCATGGACAGCAGCAGTTTTTCCCTGAAAACACCAAGCCCCCAGTTCATTGTGTTGTGCTCATCCATTTTCCTTTCCATTAGGAATTCCGTTACCTTTTCCGCCAGTTCCTGTTGTGTTACATTTCTTTCCATAGTTTTAGTAGTTTGCTGTAGTATTTAATGTTCGGGCTCTTCTTGATGTGGTGAAATTTTCTGCGCTTGAAAAACTCAAGGCTTCTTGTCTGTCTTAACAGGTCAATGCCACATGCCATGCTGAATCTCTGTGCCGTGCCGACAGGCACATTCTCCCAAGATTTTTTTTCACAAATCCTCCTGAGTGTGGTTAGTGGTATTCCGCTGTTCTCAGACAGCTGTTTGTTGGATGGTGATTTACCGTTCCTCCTCGCCATAAGTCTGCATAGAAATGGTGGCATCCTGTCCAGTTTCTCTATTAATAGCATTGTTTTACAGCTATACATCGTATGAAGTGTTCCCGTAGTTTTTCTTTCTGTTCCTCAAGGCGCTTGTTCTTTCTGACCCCTTTCTTTTTACGCTTTTCGTAGGTGTCGATGTATAGCTGTAACCCTCTTGCTGCTTCCTTTGCCTCCTCTTCGTCCTCGTATTCCCAGCTGTCATTGGGGAATGGCTTCCCTCTTTCGAGCCTGTCTCCTGCTGGGAGATGATACCCCATTCCAGAGTCGACGTAGAGTCTGTATTTTTCATTGATATTCTTTACAACAATCCTGATAGACATCCCCGTGGATACTCCTTTTCGTAGTCTATTCCAAGATGAGTTTCATCTATCCCGCCATCCCTCTTCTCGTGAAGTGATGTTACAACTAGGTTGTTGCTTTCATCAGACTTGATGTCCACGAAGTGCCTTGTGTTCTCACATTGCTCCATGAACTCATGAACTGAGCCGGGGGTCAGGACGACCCGACCCCCGAGCTCGTTTAGAATCATTCCTAGAATGGCTGACATGCCAGCCTTATGTTTTTTGCTGGCAGCCCTAACCATTAGAATGGATTTTCTTCAGTTGCGGAAGCCAGAGCCTGTTGTTCAGGCTCGTCGGCTGTCTGGCCCTTCGGCCCACCTGCAAAGGTGAATTGCTCCACAATACAGGCTAGCTTGGAACGCTTCTTGCCGTCGGATTCCCAGCTTTCGGTGCGAAGCCTGCCCTCAACCAGAAGGCGGTCTCCTTTTTTAACGTGCTTGCCGATTACCTCGCCCTGCTTCCCGAAGGAAGCGCAGTCAATGTAAGCGACCTCTTCGTTATCTCCTCGTTTTCGGTTTGCAGCTATCGTGAAATTGCAAACCGTGTTGTCATTACCTATTTCCTTGACCTCTGGTGTGCGGACAAGGTTTCCCATTACTATTAGTTTATTATACATTACGTTTAGAATACATCCTCCAACGGAGGTATGTAGTTTTTTGTTTTTTGGTACATTTGATTGGCCAATTGAAATATCGACCAACCTTCCTTGGCTTCGTCTGTCCCCCATATTTTCTCAATGGGTTCGGACGCTGACTTGGAATCTATTATAAGGGACACACAGTTTGTGCTCCCCTCAACGCATTGCTGGTAGGCAGCCAGCTGGTATATCCACGTTTCATAGAAACGGGCGCGTTTCTTTATATTCTGTGTCTTGAAGTCTATGACACACTTCCCCCACTGGACATGGTCTGCAATCAGGTCAACTGTTCCAGCGTAACCGTGTTGCTTGTTAACAAGAACGGTTTCTGCATTGTAAACCTTTGTTATATACTGATCAAACCAGAGCTTGTATTCCTTAAACCAGTCATAAAGCTCATCGTCTTTGTCGGGTTCATCCCTGTTCATGTTATACCTCTCAAGAACCCGATGAACCTTGGTGCCAAATGTTGGGGCCTCGGCTGCCACTGACTTCATGTTGTCCACAATGCGCTTGGCAAAGTGATTAAGCGACTCATCCTTGTTCCTGTCTAGGCTAAGCGCAGACAGTATGCCTTGCTCAATCTTCCAGCTTTCAAGGGCTGGCTTGGCTATGACGGACAGGATGGAGGTCACACTGGGGAACAGGCCCTCCACCCTCGCGTCCTTGAGGGTGGTTGGCTTGCCGTTTTCCCTAGTGTGCCTTGGTTCACCTTCGGCGGTGTACCAATGTGCGCTGTTGTCTGGTTTAACAAGCGCCGTCATAACTCAGCCTTTGTCAGATAACATTGGTTCTATTTCGTTCCACTTATCAACGAAGAACCTCACCTTCTCGTTGGGTATCAGTGAGAGGTCTTTGATTCCGCTCTCGATGTGCCCTCGTTCGGTCGCAATTGCTAGGAACTTCTTGGGTGAACTGGTCTCGTTTATTAGAACCTTCAGCTGTTCAACAGGGCTCGGGATTTTTTCTCCCTCACCAAGCCAAGCGGCCAGACGCTCACCCAGTTCCTCGTTGGGCTTGTTGATAACCTCCCCAGCGAACTCCGGTATGCGCGTCTTCTCAACGATGAGTGTGTTTTCATTGTCGAGGCGAGCAACAAAGTCCAAGTTGTATTCCCATCCCTCCTTATATACAGGAGCGAGTCCAACTTTCCTTGGTACCGCCTTTCCTTTTTCGTTCTGTTCAACAACATACTCAGTCTTTGATCTCAATGTGGTAATCACATGGTATGGAGCTCCCATGACTAGGTCATTTATTCGGTTTAATGTGGGAGAAACCTCAGCCCACGCACGGAAGGAGCTCCCCCCTTGACTGCGTTTACCAGCGTTCTCCACCTGTTGAAGTATCCCATCTTTTCCCTGCCAGAATGCAGACATGGAATCAATGATAACGATACTATATGTGCCGGGAATGTTTTCCAATCCCGTGATCAAGGCCTTTGGATTAAAGGACTCCAGCTCGCAGACATCGAAGTCGAACATGTCTGAATACTTGCTCGCACTTCCATACTCCGTGTCAATGAACGCTGTCTTTCCACCCATGCCCTTGGCTATGAGTAGAGCGGTCATTGTTTTCCCGCCCCCCGAGGGGCCGTATAGGCCTGCTCTCAGCTTGGCGCTTTTCTTAGTTGCTCTTTTGAACTCTAGGCTCATTTTGTTTTGTTAGTTTTTCTAGTTTCATTATTGCCCCCTCGTTTCCTTTTGGGGCCCGTCTTACTCGCACCACTATTTCCCTTATCTCCCTCACAGAGTCGTCTAACGGCACCGATGAGGCAATCCAAGATTGTATTGATTGCCCCGTCGGGGTCTCGCCTTCGTCGATCTGATATAAGGAGATCAATTGTGACACGAAACTTTGCTCTATTGCTCGCATCTGTTTCCTTGCTCTTGGGATCGTCACCAACATATTCCTCCAACAAGCCTTGCAGTTCTTGAAGTTGCCTATGTGACCAAGACCCTGTATTACAAGATGGATCATTCACCCCCGCTATTCTTCTTTCTCTTAAGGTAAAGAAGAACAGCCTGCTCGGCGGCGTATGTCAGCTTTACACCTATTGCCTTACAGGCTGTCTTCAGTTTAGAGTGGGTCTCCTTGGATATACTTATTACAGACACGGGGCAAGTGTGGGTAAACAGGGATTAAAATCAAGAACAAACTACAATTTTTTTAAATAAAAATTAACTGTCTTTATGCCCAGATTGGTGGGTTTCCCCGCGTTTCTCCTGCAACTCCAAATCAAACGGGCCGTAATATCGGTTATACCCTTCTGCCTCTATTGGGTAATATGGGTTTGGCCAGAGCCGCTCACATGAGATCATGCTCGCTACCCTGTGGTTTACCGTGGCCATGTTGTCCGATCCAATCTCGAAGTAAAAATCAACCGCATGTTTTCTTACCTTTCTGGCACCTGCGATCCTGTTGAATTTCCAGTTAACCTTTTGGCCGTTCCTTTCATAGTCACGCATTATATTATGAAGCAGCGTAATGCTTACCAAGCCCATCCCCACGCTGTCCGTCAACATCGCGTTTCTTTGAACCTTGGTCTTGTTTGATAACACGCTTCCAGCAACAGCCAAACCCGTGCGTTGGTACAGGTCTGCCATGTGCAGTTTGTTTCCCCTGACAATTAATGGTTCCTTTAGAGAATCCCAACAACCAATGTGTGTTGTGTATTCCCAGTCATTGTTGCCACCAATTTCCCGTTCATAACATATTGAAGGGTTCACTGGGTATCGTCCTGTTCCTTATTTTTAAGTGTTCCGTCAGGTTTCATGACGGCAGCAGCTCCCTTTACGAACTCAGCTTGTTCCTTTGATAT